GATTGGGATAAATGAAAATGTTATCATGGGATACATCACAAGCTATGGGAAGGAATTAGGGGATTTGAATAAAGAAATGGTAGGCGGGGATATGGTCAGGGCTATCATGTCGATGTCATTTAATTGGTGCCTGGAGGACAGATCTCAATCAGTAAGACAGTTAGCTATTCTGCAGTCCAGCCAAGGTGCAGACTACAAACCTTTCGTCTCTGGTGAAGTAACAAAGGCAATCAAATTGGGCATGGATGCCAATACACAATTGCAATCATTATTAAGGTCAATGATGCCTTCAGGAAATATGTCCTTACTGCCTTATGAGGAACCCAAGGAGGCTACCGATAAAGGTATCACAATTGACCAAGTGGTTCGCTTACTGAAAGAGGAAAAGGTAACACCCTTAAAGGAAGACCCAGACCACAAGGCAATGCTTAGTGAATATTATGATATCACAAATATGCCAGAGGTAAATGCCTTAAAGCAAGTTAACATGGATACCTCAAAAGAGGGATTAGGATTAATGGATATCACCAACATTAAGGAAGGGCAAATCCTTAATCACAGCAATCGTAGGGAAGAGGAATTCGAAATAGATCCTGACTCGGATAACGTGTAATAATCTATATAATATATATGACAAATTGTTATAAGGATCTTAGTGATAAGGTCCTTTGTTTTTGTTACTTGGTCTAGGATGTAGGTTGGGATAATCCGATCTCAGATCCTTGCTTCAAGGCCTTCCCAGAACACTCCCAGAACACTACACTCTGTGATAATAGGAAAAAGGTCTTTATAGTGTATTTATATTTTATATATTTGTCTTATAATAATTATATATAATAATCCTGTTAAACCTTTAAATCCTAATATTATGAATCACTCACAATCAATCCTTATCTGTATTTTAATTATCCTTGTTTCTTTCTTCTCAGGCTATGCTCTAGGCCAAATCGAAAAGAAAAAGGAAATTAAAACCAGAGCAATAGAAATCCTTGATGAACCAGCCGATAAGGGAGTAGAAGTTACCTTCGGGGAATTGGAATACATTATCTTCGGGGAATACCAAAAATAATATAACACCTAAAGCCCATGATAACCTTATGGGCTTCCTTGTGCTTACTGTTAGAGGCTACTTGTAAAAGGCTATCTGTAACTAATAAGGCCCTATTGCTACTTGGCTACCTGTTAATCCTTATTCACAATTGTAACAATAAATTCCTATAAATAGGTAGGCAGGAGTATACAGGAGAACCCCTCTAGCCAATAGAATTCCATCTCATAAGTTTCTCTTAGAAAAAAATCCAATGAACCATAGGATAACCCAATAAGGAATCCCTTTGTATCACAGGCCTTCAATGGGAAGCAGGGTGTTCTAGGATGGTATGTGTGAATGATATTAAGATATGTATATATGGGCAACAAGGATGATGTTGGGGTTTCGCCGAGGGATGGTTTTATAGTTTTGAGAGTTTTTAAAAAGTTGGGGTTTTCAAACAAAATGTTTAAAATAAAACAAATTGTTATAAAAAAATAAATAAAAAAATATAACAAATTTCTTTTTAAATGTTATAAAATAATTTTTTTTAAATGAAAAACATTTATATATTTGTATCAGAATAAATCTTTAAAAATATAATCTTATGAAAAAAATTATTTTAATTTTATTAATTGCATTACAATTATTTAATAATATAGGTAATGAAAATGATTTAAAGAAACCTAATAAAAAAAAGCAAACAACTTATATTTGTTAATCCTAAAAAATAAAAAAATGAAAATAGATTTAAACAATAAAGACTTTAATATATATAAAGAGTTTTTACAAAAAACAAAAAGTACTTTAATTACTTCTTATATTAATGATAACGTTTGTATGTTAATAGTAGAACAGAATATACAAAACGTTTTAAATTTAAAGTTTATAAAAGAAATTGAAAATACTTTTGATATTACTTTAGATATAGACTTCACAATCGAAAGAATTGAAAATAATAAATTTTTAATTATTTTAGAATTTTAAAAAATAAATTAATAAAAACCTTGCGAATTAAAAAATTTAAATTATCTTTACAAAGAATTAAAAAACAAATCATTAAAAATCTTTAAATTAAAATCTTATGAAAACAAATGTAAAAAATTCAGACAACAAAGGAGTAACTACAAATGTAGTAGAAACTAAAAAAGTAGTTGATTTAAATAATCCAACAACAAAAGCTAATTTTATTGAAGCAAAAAAAGAAGCAATAAAAAAAGGAATTGATTTTAATAATTTAGATTTTGCTAATTTATTAAATCAATCTCAATCTATTAAAGTAGAAAAACAAAATTCTGTAAATGAAAAACATTTTATTTACAAATTTGAAAGAGAAGATTTAAGTAAACAAAAAGCGCAATCTAAAAGAAATCAAATCAGAAAAAAAATTGAAAAATTAAATGATAATGTTATTTATTATTTTCAAAATAAAAACGTAGTTGAATTGGAAAAGAGCGTTGAATTATTTAAAATATTTTATTTAGAAACATATATTTTAAATGATTATTCATTAAATTCTGTTTATGCAAATCATGTAGAACAAATTAAAAAAGATAAATTAAAACTAGTCTTTGATATTATTCAATTAATGTAAAAGAGTCGATTTAAAAGGAATAAAAGTAGTACCCCTATTTTTATTCCTTTTATTTTTTTATACATATACACCGAGCTCCTAGTGCATAACCATAACTTTATGAAAAGTGCATAAGGGTTCTCCGATCCTCCAACTCCAAATCTCCATTCTCCAAACTCCACCCCCATGACTTATAGCATCCAACACAACAAGGTCCCAGTAAAAAAATACCAGGACCAGTTTAGTGAAAAGTGTATAAGGACTCCTAAGATCCTTTCAAGGCTTCTACCAGATTAACCTTTATCATTACCCCATCCTGGATTAATACACCCCATTATAGGAATAGGAGAACCACACCCCATACAATATTTAATAGATCCTTGTCCCGCTTCTCCCAGAGCCTTAACATATTCAAGGAGAGTATTACCAATCGGATGACCAGATTCTCTACACACTTTAATCAATGCTATTGTTTTATCGATAGACTTTACCTTACTGTATAGGTAACTTATATCATCAAAGGTAAAAGGTGTACTCCTTGCTATTACCCTTAATATTTCTTCTGTCATTGCATCCATAATTCTTTACTTAAAGATTGAACATTTTAATTAGGCACTTGGGTAATTGGGATCATTAGGTTCAGGTTCGTCCTCATCTTCATCGATGTGTTGTCGGATATTCTTATCTCCCGTCCTAACGTGGTTCCTTGCCTCTGGTGTTAGGTCTTCATCATCCTCAAAATCAACATCCTTCTTCAAAGGTCTTTTTTTCTTCTTAGGTTTAGGAACTACTTCCTTCCAAGCTGAGTAATTACATTGAGGACTAATACATATAATTTCCCCACTCCTATTCTCAAGGGGAGAAGCCAGAGTTTTATTACCACATTCCGGGCATATCTCTAATGCCTCCATTATCCTTTGTCTCTCTGCTTGAAGTTCCGGTGATAAGGTATCTCCCTCCACAAAGGTTGAATATTCTTCTATAGACATCTCTAAATGTTCATGTAAAGGTAAATTAGAATCTCCCTTATGCCATGCATCAATAGCATCATCTATATTTCCTTGTTCTTCTGTTGCCTGAATAGCTACTTCTCTTAGTTCTTCTGGTTTAGAACCTATATAATATACTCCTTCACAATATTTAGAGTTTTGGTTACAGGCACATATCTTTTTATCCTTACAGTTTTCCCTAGAGAGATCTGGTTTAGGAGGATCCATATGTTTCATTAATGCATGTACCTTTGCCTCCAGTTCTTTATCACCATGTAAGGGTAGAATACCATTGATAAAGCCTCTGCAACATCCTATTTCCAATAATGCTAAGGTTTTGGTTTTACCCCAGATGCTATTGTATTTATCCTTTACTTCGAAGTATTTATCTCTAGGCATATCCCAAGGTAAGATCTCTTGAACTCTTTCATATGCTTGAGGTATTGGTAATCCCCCAGGTTCCCCAGTTGGATCTTCTTTAGGTGGTCCTATTACTTTACCCAGTATGATATCATTCTCTGGACTCTTTCCCGGGAAGTTTCCTTTCTTATTACCATAACAAACATCGCCATTACCAAGTTCCCTGCAACCACAGATGTCTTTGTGCATACAATTGTTTATACTGTGCTCAGCTTCTTCCGGATCATTCATTATCTCTTTACGATATTCTGCTTGAGTCATACCTTGGTTATTATATTTCTCTAACCAACTAGGGCCATTAACAGGAGTAGAAGTTATAATAGGTTTTTGTTTCTTGAACCCAATCTCATTAGTATTCTCTGTAAATGGTTCAGCTTCCTCAAACTCTTCTCGATTAAGAGTGATATAGATCAAAGATTTATCATTCCAATATTTACAGGAATAAGTTACCTCTTTATCTCTAATGGTGCAGCTGTCAATTACACCATATAACTTTGGAGTATTATTAGAATTTCCTGGCCGGAGGATTTCTATTCTAGTACCAGATTTTAATATTTGTATCATATTTAGTTAATTAGTATTTATTATCTCTCTGTAGGTTATTGGCCCAGATCATCAGGGATACCCAAGTTGGTATTTCTAAACCATATTTTACTGTCAATACAATAAATGCTCCAAGGTATAATGCTCCACCAATTAGGCAGAGCATTAATTTGGTTTCTTTACTAGGATCTTCTGGATTATTTTCCATTTTTCATTCCAGTATTAAGGGTTGCTTTAATTGGTGCATCATGAGTATAGTCGATTAATCTAAACATTTCAGGAGTTAATTGATTAAACAATTCATGTGTATACCAAACATCTCCTATTGTGTATTGTGTTATCAGAGTTTCAAATTCATTGCTGAAGTATAGTTCTGGTAATTTATGGGGAGTTCTTGTTAATTGTAGATCAGCAGCCTCTTGGTGATTATCATATAAGTGAATATCCCCGAAAGAGTGAATGAATCTACCCGGGATCATACCAGTTAATTTAGCAACTATCTGCATAAGCAATGCGTAAGAAGCAATATTATAAGGTACCCCTAAGATGCTATCAGCACTTCTTTGATAAAGCTTACAATCAAGGAAATAACCATCCTCAATATCATGACTTACTTGTCGGCAATTGAATTGGAATAAAGCATGGCACCAGTATAAAGCTAAGTCCTGGTCATTAGCAACATCAATTGAAGATACCAGATGTCTTCTTCCATTAGGGTTTTTCTTGATGTTATGTATTACCCGAGTGATTTGATCTATACCAGCAGTTGTAGCAGTACCACCAAACCATCGCCAAGTTTTAGGATACTGATTACCAGTGTCACCATATCTATAATTGGTTCCATTACGAGTATAACCCGCTATAACCCTTTCCATGAATTCTGCAAAGGTAGCAGTACTATCAGGGAAAAGCTTTTGGAAATAATTATAAGCATCCTCGTTCCAGATATTTACTCCATTTTCAACCAAATACCTTATATTGGGGTTACCCCTAAGAAACCAAAGTAGTTCAACTACAATATTATGAAAGCTAACCTTCTTGGTTGTGATCATAGGGAAGCCTTCAGCAAGGTTAAATTCAATTTGAGGACCAAATAATGATTTAGTTCCGGGTAATCCTTCCCTTGCATCGGCTTTGTGATCGCCATTATCCCTAATGTTTCTTAATAATTCTAAATACTGTTTCATGTTTATTAAATTAAAGTTGTTATTTACTAATAGTTTATTGTTTCTAAGGTAGTTATAGCTTATTTTTAGGTATTACAGTCTAAATATCATATAATTATATAATATATTTACTAGACGACTAAGGATAAGCACAAATAAGGGAGTAATTTACTCCCTTATAAATAATATATTGATTATTCTTTAAGTATTTTCTAATCCTAAATCTCTTCTAGCTTGATATACCGAGTAATTATGTTGTAGGCCAACTATACCTTCTCCCATTGAATGGGTATCTGCTATTTTTCGGATATAAACTTCTTTAGATTTAGCATCTATGAAATCTTGAGGATCAATTTGTATCTCTAATGAATTCCAGGGACCTGTTCTGGAATATTGAACTGAGATAATAATGGTTTGAGAACCTTTTCCTGTGTCTTTATTAATATCCATTATTCTGGCGGTTAAAGTTCTCGGCATTTTTCGATTTATACATAGAATATAACTCCGAACCAGTCATACCTACCTTGATCATCTGATTCATAAAGAAATGGAATTGATCCACTATCTCCATTTTAAGTTCGATGGTATCTCTTTCGGTTAATTCTTTGATAGTCATGTTCTCCATGATACCTTTATTATCTTTCTTCCACCATTTCCAAGCAGCTGGACCAAAACCATCATGAATACCCCCTAAGGCATCCATAGTTTCTGATAGTTCATCTTCTAAGGCATGTTTATTCCCTAATAAGAACCTTGCAACAGAGGCAATTGATTCATTAGGATTATCAAAATTAGGGGCTATCCTTAATTGTAAGGATTTTTGCATGTCAAGAATCTCATCGAATTCTTTAGCTGTTTCATAATTGATTACTAATTGTGAACAGGTGTTTTCTGTGTTTGCCATTATATATCTAATTTAAGTTGATTATCATTATTTAATAGTTCATTACTTCTAAGTGATTCTATAGTATCTAATCCTTTAGTTGTTAGTTTGAAAGCTATCCAGTGAGGAGAAGGTGATAAGCCTGATTGTATATCTTCCTTGAATTTGTCAATGTGATAGTATTCATTAAACACATGAATAAATCCTTTTTTATGTAAAAGGAAGAATATAGTGACAGGATCTATAGGATTAAATTGTGAAACCTTTTCTAAGAATGTACTCCAACCATGAAATCTCTTATTATAAATGCCTTTGAAAGCATAGAGATATTTTTCATCTGTACTCATAATATATGAATTTATAAATATCAGTGAACCTATCTTAAATGGATAGGCTCTGGGAATTGGTTAACTCAACTAAACCTTTTCTTACTGATATTTCTTTTAAATAGTATTTCATATAATACGTACTACCACGTAGGATATAATGATTCCTAGAAAGGATTTCTTTTTCTATCTATATCTATACAAGGATAATATAATATACTATTAGGATATAAATATTATTTACCTCTTCGGGTATAATATTCTTTATCCTAAAGTAATCAATACCCTAATAATTTAACTAATGCACACGAGGAAAATGGAAAACAAAACCACAGATTGGCAATCGATTAAGAATATCCTTATCATTGCCTTAATAATCGGAATATTCTTTTCAATATGGCAATGCAATCGAAAAGATGATATAATAATTAAGGATAACAAGGCACCAGACAATGCCTATCAATATGAGACTAAGGAAATTTATAAGGATAAATACTTTGATTTAAAAGATAGCCTTAAAAACCTTATACCTGTAAAACCAATCACTATTATAAAATGGAAAAAGGATATTGAATATTTACCTACTCCAAATGAAGGTCCTTATACAGAAACCATTTTCGATACGATTAGGATTCCTATAGCAGATACCTCGAAATATAATAAAAATCCTAGATTAGTAAGATTGGGATTGGTTCAAGATTCTTTATCACTCACTCTGTTTAATAATAAAAATGAATTATACACAGAGAACTACCCCATATATCTTGGCAGTTATGGATATGTTTGGAAAGATAATCAATTGAATATGTACAACATAGATAAAGATAAGAAGACAACAAGTAAAGATCCAAACTCTAAAATATCCTGGAATAACCTTTACTTCAATGCTGGCTACAGTGTATATGCTAACAAACCAACAACAGGCCTTGAATATAATCTAACCTATAAAAGATTAAAGCTTGACCTTAATTCTGAAGTGCTAATCATTGAGCAACCAAAATTAAACCTTAATGCCAAATTAGGTTATAGACTCTTAAAATAGAAAACCTCTTATGGCCAAAGAGAATATATATAAAGAAGGTTTAACCCACGAACAATTCAAAATCATAGAAAGAGTCTACAAAGACCCTTTCTTTTTTGCGACATTCATCTATGTAATCCACCCCATACAAGGTAAAACGCCTTTCTTACTGTATCCTTATCAAGTAAGCACTCTATGGGAATTCATAACACAACGTTTTAATATTGTACTTAAATTCAGGCAAGCTGGTATTACAGAACTAATCGCTATGTATTGTTTATGGTTAGCAATGTTTCATCCAAACAAGAACATCGTAATTATATCCATTAAAGACCGTGTAGCTAAGAAAGTATTAAGAAAGATTAAATACATGTACAAGAATTTACCTGATTATATGAGGGTAGACATTGTAAATGGTAGGACGGGTGAGTTTGGAACTGCCCAAGAGATGGAATTTTCTAATGGTTCTATAATATCTTCCATACCAACAACAGAAGATGCTGGTAGATCTGAGGCTGTATCACTACTCGTTATTGATGAGGCTGCTATCGTAAGATGGGCTAATCAGATTTGGGCTGCTGCATTTCCCACCCTATCAACTGGGGGATCTGCCATTGTCAACTCAACTCCATATGGTATCGGTAACTGGTATCACAAGAGTTGGGTTAATGCAGTAGCTCAAGGAAGTTATTTTAATCCTATAAGGTTGCACTGGACAATGCATCCAGAAAGGGATCAACAATGGTATGATACCATGAGGCAATCATTGGGTATAAGAAGAACAGCCCAGGAGATTGATGGGGATTTCTTAACTTCCGGTAATTCTGTATTCGACCTTAATGACATCAAGGCTATAGAGGATATGATTAGCACATATCCAATCTATGAAACTCGATTTAACAATGCAATGAGGATCTTCCACCAACCTGAGGAAGGTGTTCAATATTTTATTGGTGCGGATATTGCTACAGGTAGATCACGAGATTATTCTGCCTTTAGTATTATGGATAGGTATGGTGACGAGGTAGCTTGTTATAAAGGTAAGATGCCTACTGAGAAATTCGCTGAATTATTAATTGAAATGGGTTATAAGTACAATACAGCTACTATTGCTCCCGAAGTAAATGATATTGGTTTAGCGGTAGTATCCGATATACAAAAGGCTAATTACCCTAAACTATACTACTCTCAGAAGATACTTAAAAAGAAAAAAGCAAAACGACCAGAATTTGAATCAGTACCGGGTTGGCTTACTACTTCTAAAAACAGGCCAGTAATTATTGACCAGTTAGAAGAGGATATTAGGAATGATGAAGTTGAGATTAAAGATCCATTCTTTGTTCAAGAGGCTTATACATTTATATATGATGAAACTAATAAACCTATAGCATTAGGAAAAGGTAGAAGAACATCAGGAGCTAGTGAAGAAGGAGGATTAGAGGATGAGACTTATACCGATGATGCTATCTTAGCTAAGGCAATTACAAACTACATCAGAAAAGGAAACGTAACTACTTCAGTTAGACCACCACAGTAAAAACAACAAATATGAAACTAAAAGATTATTTCATTAATGAAGCCCTATCTTTCCTACAAAGATATAGACAGCCCCAAGATACCCGCACACCCATATCGGACCCGGTACATAAGGATACAACCAAACCTTCAAGCCGAGCATCCCAATCTGAGTATCAAGAGGATAATACTATATTGGGAAAGATTGAAGGCTTCACTAATCCCGAATTCAATCCCGATATCATTCCTCAGTTAAGATACTTAGCTGCTACTAATGAAGATGTGGGAGCTGTATATAATGACTTAATAACCTTAACCAATACCGGCCACAAAATAGTTTTCGACCAATCAATAGCCCCAGAAATTCAGGATGAAATGAGAAGGCATCTCAAATCTAAATCTGTTAACTGGGGTTCCGGCGTAGCTGGAATTAACGGTTTAATAAACAAGTGGATTGGTCAAATATGGGTATCAGGAGCTTTATCTACAGAATGGGTAATAGCTAATGATATGTCTGGAGTTGAAAATTCTGTATTGGTAAACCCAGAAAACATCAGGTTTAAATATGATAATAAAACTACTAAATACAAACCTTATCAGATTATAAGAAATAAGTTACTAGGCATTAAGCTTGGTAACAAAGTGGCTTTAAATGAGAATACCTATTCTTATGTTGGTATGTTAAACTCCACAGACTCTCCCTACGGTATACCTCCATTCCTAACAGCTTTAGAAGCATTGAAGACCCAAAAAACCATGAAAAAGAATATCAATCATATTCTTAAGCAATTAGGGTTATTAGGTTACTTAGAAGTAAAATTAACCAAACCAACACAGAAAGCGGGAGAATCTCTTCCCGCCTATGAAGCTAGATTAGATAAATTATTAGCCGATTCTAAAAAGAATGTATTAAGTGGCTTCCATGAGGGGGTAGTGGTGGGATATGAAGAGGATCATGAATTTGAATTCCATAGTACCTCACAACAACTAAATGGGGTATCTGATATCTTCAATTCAAATGAGATACAAGTTGCTAATGGTTTAAAATCACAACCAACATTCATTGGTCAGAAATCAAATGGAACAGAAAGTAATTTGGGTATAGTATTTACTAAGATGTTATCTCAGCTTAGGAATGTACAGGAAATACTCGCTAGTAATCTAATAAGAGGTTATATACTAGAATTACAATTAAAAGGTTATAATGTAACTGCTTCATCGCTATCAGTTGTCTTCAACCCCTCTACTATCACCGATGATTTGAAAATCCAACAAGGGAAAGAAATTAAACAAAGGGTTGCTAAATTATTACTTATCGATGGTATTATCAGTAATGACCAATATGCCGAGGAGATGGGATATAATCAACCTTTCTCAGAGAAGCCTTTAATACCCTATAAAGAACAAACAGGTAAAGCAATTGACCCAGAGAAAAAAGCAAATGATGCTGCAAATAAAACCAAATCTGAAAGGAAGGTTAGAGACAAGAATAAAAAACAACCAAGGAGGAACGATACAAAAACTAAAAACTAATAGTTATGAAAATTGATTTAAAGAAACAGACTGGAGAGATAGATTTAAGATCTGGTCATTCCATGATTACAGGAAACAAACCCGGAATTATTTCCAACGATATGTATACCGATATTATACCTAAGATATATGAGGAAGCAAAGTTTGGTAAAACGGGGATGGAAGCATTTGGATTATGGGAAACTGCTACTCCCAATTATTCTACTTACTACCCAGATGTAACGGCAGATGATTTAAAACCTAAAGATGAGGATTTCATATATCCTATTTTCAGATGTTTATCCGCTACAGTAGTTTGGAAAGGAATTAAACCAATTGACTTCAGTAAGCCCGGAGTATTAAAAGAAGCTATGAATAAGTTAGTAGGCCAAACTATTAACGTAGATCATGAGACTGCTCTAGGGAATGGGATTGGGGTTGTAAAATCTGTATCTTGGCAAGAGGCATACAAGGCAGAGGGGGTTGATATCCCAGCTGGTATTAATGGGGAATTTATGATTGATGGTAAATCTAATCCTCGTATTGCTAGAGGAACACAAAGTAAACCACCTATCATTCACTCTAATTCAGTATCGGTAAGATTCGAATGGGAACCTTCTCATAAAATGGATAGCAACCAAAGTTTCTTTAACCTATTAGGAACCCGAGATGAAAAAGGAAATCTATACAGATTAATCGTAACTAAGGTATTACAATTTTCTGAGACTTCTCTTGTATCACATGGGGCTGATGCCTATGCTCAAATTATACATGATGGGGTTATAAACAATCCTAAGTATGCAGCTGGAGTATATAACTTCTCTAACACTGATACTAAGACAAACCATAAAGTTTTTTCACATTATGTGGACTACAAGGTAGACTTAACCTCAGACACAACACCAGAAGAATTAAACAATGAAATTAATAACAATCAAAACAACGAAAGTATGGACGTATTAAAAGAACTAGAGATTTTACTAGGTTTAGATGCTGATTCTTTAAAGGAGGCTGACTCAACCATACTTTCTGAAGCTATTGCCACATTTAAAGAATCTGCAACGTCAGATTTAACAGAGCAGCTACAAACTTCAGAAAGTACAGTACAGACCTTAACTCAGGAAAAAGCTGACTTAGCAAAAGAAGTTGAAAAACTTAAAAAAGAGGGAGACCCTGAAACATTAGCTCAAGCAGCTAAGTACCAAGAAACCCTTTTGAGCCAAAGAACCGAAGCTAAGAAATTATATTCTTTAGCAAAAGGGGAGGAAGCTAAACCAGAACACCTGGCTATGTTAGATACCTGTGATACTCAAGTCTTAGAAGTATTATCTTCTGAGTATCAATCCGCAGTTGACCTTAAGTACCCTACATCTTGCAAAAAATGTGGAAGCACAGAACTAAGTAAGACTTCATCAGTTAATGATGATGATGAAAAAGGTGACAAGGGAAATAAAGGTAAAGGTAACTTTAAGGAAGACCTTAAAAAGGCAGCCAGAGCAAACTCTCTAGGAAGTAAATAATCAACAACATTTAAAAACTTATAAATTATGGCAGAATTAACTCAATTCGGACAAGAAACTAAATCAATCTTTTTGAATGATATAGAATCACACAAACTCCACATTGCTTTCGTAGCAGCGGCTACCATTAAAAAAGGTCAGCCAGTTAAATTGGATGCTACTGGGAAATTAGTTGCACCAATTGGAGACGGTACAGATGCACATGCTATTATTGGATATTCTATCCAAAATGGGGTAGCTGGTGATTATGTAACCATTGGAGTACGAGGTTACGCAGTAGTATGGGCAAGAGCTAAAACAGCAATTACCCCTGGCCCAGTATTCTATGCAGGAATGGATTCAGTAGAAACTGAATATACTGCTTACGAAGATACCTTGGTAACAGCGGCTAATATGAGTGGATGGTCTTTGGATGTTGCAGCAGCAATCCATGACGAAATCCGAGTATTGGTAAAATAATCACAATCATTTAATCACTCAAAAAATATAAAAAATGAATACAGAAAAATTTGATAAATCACAGTACAAAGGACAAATCCAAGCTATCCACAATATAGCTGAGTCCTTAAGAAAAGATTCTAAGGAACCAGTAGATGTTTCTTTCGAAGATGTTTGCCAACAAAAATTCGACTTATCTTTCAATGACCTATTGGAGGATCTGGGAATTGATCCGGCAATCGATACAATCTCAGCAATCCAAACAAGCGGAGATATGGATGTAAGATGGTTAATCCCTGAAATCATTCGTTCAGCAATTCGTTTGGGATTAAGAGAAGCTCCAATCTGGCCACAGATCACAGCAATGGAAATTGAGACATCTCAAAAGAAATTGACAATGCCTTTTTTAAATATGTCTGATGCTGCTCCGAAAAGAGTAAATGAAGGCGAAACAATTAAAATGGGTTCTATCAGCTATGGTGAGAAATCTGTAGAGGTATTCAAAATGGGTAGAGGAATTAAAATACCTTACGAGGTAGTTCAATTCGTATCCATCAATGTTATCTCTATCTTCTTACAGGACTTTGGAGTTAAGTTGGGACAAGCTTTAGACACATTGGCAATTGATGTATTGTTAAATGGAGAACAAGCAAATGGTTCGGCAGCTGCTCCAGTAATTGGGGTTACTACTCCAGGTACTAAGGTATACAAAGATTTCTTACGTCCTTGGATTAGAGGATCAAGAATGGGACGTAATTTCTCTACTATCATTGGTAGTGAAGCTTCAGCCTTAGAGACTTTGGATTTACCAGAATTCAAAGACAAACATTCTGGAACTACTCAAGCTACATTGAACTTGAAAACTCCAGTACCAAACTCAGCTGATTATTTCGTACATGGTAATGTACCAACCAATCAAGAGATCTTGGTGGATAAAAGATATGGCCTATTGAAATTGAACGTTATTCCTCTTTTAATTGAAAGTGATAAAGTAGTGAGTAACCAGACAATAGAAACTTACGCTTCTATCACAACTGGATTCTGTAAAATGTTCTTGGATTCAACTTTGATCCTTGATAAATCATTAGACTTCGCTACTAATGGATTCCCATCTTATATGGATGTGGATGCATTGGAGAATGTTCAAATTGACTAAAAACAGAATACTATACATTATAGCAAAAGCCTAAGTAACACCTTAGGCTTTTCTTGTTTTATTACTATTAAAAATAAACAACTTAAATATAAATACAATGGCAAAAGAAAAAGTTTATGTAAAGTTAGGACCTAAAGCTAATAGCTTTTCATGTCCTACTACAGGTTTCTCATTAGTGAAACAAGGAGAGGTTAAAGAGTTAATCTCTACAGTGGCAAACTCTAAAAAAGTTGAACAAGCTTTAAGAGGAGGTCATATCGTTTATGCTAAAGATACAGAATTCGATGCTCAAGGTGAAGAAGCAAACAATGCTCCAATCTTAGACAGACCTTTCTTAGAAAGCAAAACCAAAGCTGTCTTAGTTCCTATGGCAATTGATTTGTTAGAGGAAGATGATGAAGAGGATGTAGCTGATATTGAGGCAATGAAAAAACCAGAATTGGTTGATTTCATCCTAACTAAAAGCGAAAAAGAGCAAGAGTAATATTCTTAGCAACATTTAAAAACAAAGTATTATGCCAGCACCAATTTCCCAATTTGGATATCAAGTAAATGACTTAGAAATAACCTTTACTTCACTTTCTCTTAATGTAGATGTTGATACAACCTACTTATGGGATTTTGGTGATGGAAATACTTCAGCAGAAGAGAATCCTATACACACTTACCTAGCACCAGCTTTTTACAATGTTAAATTAACAGTAACAAACCTTGATGCTAGTACTTCCGAAAGTATAGTCCTTATAAATATCTCGGGTACACAGAATCCCGAAATATTTAATGATATACCTTCAATGGTGGATTTATATTCCCCAACTGAAATCATTGGTACAGTTAGAAATCACCAACAAAAAGAATTTCTTATAAGTAAATGGCAGGCATACCTACAACCATTAGTAGTTGATAAAATTGTAACAATAGAGAATACTTATAATCCAAATGCTTACTCTCCTCTAGCAAATTCTCTTATAGCTAAATTGGTGGTAATAGAAATCATAATGGCTGAAGCATCTGCATTCTTATTAAAGACAGCAGTCGATGGAAATGGCGGAAGCTCTGCCTCATCAGGTTCAGGAAGTACAACAGTTAATGGTTCTATTAAATCCATTGAAACTGGGCCTACAAAAGTTGAGAGATATGAGAACAAAGATGTATCATCAGCTTCAGAGAAATCAGCTAACTTAGCTAAGACATATCAAAACCTAATAACACAGGGTGGAGTACTTGATCAATTAAAAGACAGTGCTTGCCAAGAATCTAAACGTATAGATGTATACTTACCTATGTGTGGACCATTACCAGCTTCTAATAAGGGTTTTGGAGTAACATGTAAAAATGAGGGACAAGGATACAACGCTAATCCATTTGGTATAACTGATAGAATGATATAATCATGGCAGGATATATAATAAGCCCAGAAGAATGGGCCCAGTTTAATGATGACATTAATGGGTTCATGGAACTAGATTCAGCTAACCAGGTATTCACCTGGTTAAAATGTGTTAGAAGTATAAATCCAAAAGGAAATGATGATACTCCTTTATACAAGAATTATGAATTACAAGGATTATTTCAATACAATGAATTCCGTTCTTGGCCAATTAACGCAGATACTTCTACAGGTCAAATCGATAAAGAATCTATCTTAGCCTTTATTAATAATGATTACCTTCAAAAATTAGGATTATTAACACCAGAAGGACAATTTAATTTTAATCCAGCACTAGATAAATTTATAGTTAATGGAGTAAGATATAAATCTAAAGGTGATTCCCAAACTGCACAGGCTCATAATAAACCTTTATTACATTTTATGGTTTTATTAAGAGATTACGTAGAAACTGAAAATGAAAGATACTAATGCCAACTACAAACGTAAACGTATCGGGGCAAGGTATAATACCTGAGATAAAGTTAGAGGGTGATTGGGCTAAAGCATTACAACTAATTGGTCACGACTTATCAGCCCTAGTTTTAAAGGGTGCCTACAATGGCCAAGTAGCAGCAGCAGAAAAGTTAAAGGTAATAGTAAAGAATAATATAAGATCTGGAGGACCTCAATCTATATATTGGCCAAACTATTCTCTTATGTATGGAGAAAGAAAAGCTAAGGCTGGAGCTGGGGATAAAAAATGGAGATATACAGATACCTATTATAAATCCATAACAGTGACCAAACACTCCATGAATAAAGTATCTGTAGGTGTACCTAAGAATGAAAGAAGTAAAGTTAATCAAAATCCATTAACTTTAGGACAGGTAGCTGTTATACTTGAAAGAGGATCAAGGGTTGCTAATATAGCTGCTAGACCTTTATGGGGACCAAGCTGGAAAGAGTTCGGTGGAAAGAAAAGAGTAGCATACCACATCAATTGGCACATCAGAAAAATATTATTCGAAGCAACTGGACTAAGAGGCTTAAAATTCAAATAACATAAATCATGGCTGCAAAAGAAAAAGAAATAACCGACATGTTGTTTGAGGTTATCAGACAAAAACTTGTCATAGAAGGATGGATACCAGATATCAATACTTTCCCGGGAGTTGATGGTACAGATCCCGATATAGTTGAAGGAGCATATGCTAACTACTTAGCAGCAATGAAAACAATAGCCTCTAATAAAGGCTATTGTATTGATGTAATAGGTTTTTCAAGTAGTCAATATAAGGATGAAAAGAAAACCTGCAGGATAGTAATAGACGTACACCAATTCCTTCCTTCAGAATTGGGTAATGAAACTACTCCTGAGTACATTGAACATGAGGGACCCAATAATACCAAATATTACACCAGAACAATTGGTATCACATCTCTATCTGATTTAACCTTTAGTATATATGCTATAGGATTCAAATCAGACCAGATGATAACAATGAACAAACTTATAATGGAATGTTTACCAAGAAGAGGTTATTTAAAACCTCTAGGTGAACCCCAATTATTACCTGCAGAAAATTTCTTTATACGATTAACTGATAAGGGAAGAACATTTGAATTACCAATAGGGATAATGGAAAGGTATTTTGTATATCAAATCATGGATTGTCAAGAAACAGAAGGAACACAACTTCCAGGAAATATACCAGCTATAATCGATATAGGTATAGATGCATCAGTTGAAAACAATTCTGCAAGCTCATAGCCCATATAATAATAAATTACAAGTAAACCCTAGTAATAGTATTAACAATAAACTTTAAGAACAATGAACACACCACAAGTAAAATTTAAGGTTGAAGACCTTACCGCGTCAGTAGGTACTCCCATTGAAGGAGTAAGTTTTGTTTTGGGTAAGGCTATCAGAGGTAAAATAAATAACCCAGATACCATATTCAATTCATATCCAGCTTTCATAAAAGAACATGGTGGAATAGCTGATGGTAATTCAGCTGCCATGGTAAAACGATTATTTGAAGGCGGAGGATCAATGAGATTCTGTAATCTATCACACTATTCAGATATTGATGATGCAGAAACATTAACAGCTGTAAAGGCTACTATCGATTCTGCATTCACAGATGAAGACTTAGTAGAGATATTCTCATTTGAACCAAAGAATGCTGGTGTAAGTTATAACAATCTACAAGTAGTATTAGCACCATCTACTAATGGTCTAGCAACACATTTCAATTTAATTATTGAAATAATAGGAGACTCTAACACAAGAGAAACTTATGCTAATTTATCTATTCCATTAGGACCAGAAGGAAGTACAGCAGATGCTACTAAAGGTTACTTAAGTGCCATCGAGAAAAGTTCTAGGTTAGTAAAACCCGTTTACTTAGATTTCATCACAGGTGGTATCCCTAATACTCCAGACACATTTGTTACACCAGAAGCTGGTACAAAAACATTTGCTGGGGGTACAGATGGTGGGGCATTGGTTAGTACAGATTTAATAGGAAGCTCAGTATCAGCAACAGGTTTAAATGCCTTTGATGAATATGAGGAAGCTTTACAAATCTTCTATCTATTAGATCCAGTAGCTGATACAGTACACATCGCAGCAGATGCATATGTAACTGGTCGAGATGATATGCAATATTGGTTATTCTTACCAGCAGATGCCCAAACAAAGGATGCTATGGTTATAGCAAGAACTGCATTAGGTATCAACAATAAGTTGACCAATATCTTTGCAAGCTATATTAAGGTTAGTGATCCTAGTTCTGGGGCTATTGTTGAACAACAAGCTTTAGCTGATATTGCTGGACTAGCAGCAAACAGTGATAAGAACTTCGGTACACATTTCTCATTCTCGGGAAACAAAAGGGGAGTATTAAGAAATGTATTGGGGGTAGTATTAAACTTCGGTACTAATGGCAGAAGAAATGATTTGAATGAATTAGCAAACAGACAAATTAATGTTATCATTAACCGAGACAGCCAGATTAAACTTTGGAACAGTTACACTTCATTGATAGGCCAAAGCCAAGAACAATTCATTGGAGTAGTAAGAGGTACATTATCTATTAAAAAGGCATTAAGACCTTTATTAGAGGATTACCTTGAAGAACCAAATGATATGAAAGCTTGGAAATTAATGTACTACCAAGTTAAACCTTACCTTGACCAATTGGTTGAGAAGAGAGCATTATTCTCCTACCGTTGGGAAGGTGACCAAGACGCTACTTCATTGGATAACCTTATCATCAATGATCCAGATGAAGTATCACAAGGTAAATACAAGGTAAGATTATTCCTTTCATTCATAGTAAGTATGGTTGAAATTGAGGTAACATTAGTACTTACTTCTGGTAACATTACATTTGAAACAAACGCCTGAAGTTCAGCGGGCGGCGCAAATACACCAGGGGGAATATTTAATCTACCTTTTAATGATACATTCAACTAATCATTAAAATACTATACCATGAATCTAAAGGATAAAATCTATACATTTATAACATCGAAGACCCTGCCCAGTACGGTTTTAAACACGAAGGTAGGGCAGATAATGACTGAGGTACTAGATTCCAATAGAACTTATGGCCTTAGTCTACAAATCATAGCTAAGGGATTTAACCAAGATGGGGTACCAAACGAAAGCTATGATATAGAACCCACAGACCTCGTAAGAGGTTGGGCTGATATCGATAATTACTGGTATTCAGCAATGTATATAGGGGGTGATCCAGATGACCTTGCCAACTATCGATATGGAGTAAAAACAAATTACTCGGAAGCCAGAGATGAAACAACATTTTAATAATAACATTAATAACCTAAAAAGAATATGGGAAAATTAAGCAGTTTATTTAGCGTAAACTTAAGAGAAAGGATTAAGACCTTAACTATTACGATAGTAGGTACAATGGCAACGGCAATCTACCAAGTGGTAAACCAAGCTATCACAGATACAGGTAAATTCCCGGTAACAATCGAGGAATGGCAACAAATCCTATTAATCGGGATATCAACTGGTATATCCGCTGGAGCACTATACTTCGGGGTAACATTTTCTTCTAATGGTAATACTCCGGGATTACTAGAGAAAACATTATCTAAGAAAAAAGAGGGTAACATAAACTAATTGAGTAATAAACCTTAAAACTAAAAAAGATGGCAAATATAACAAACCCAAGGAAAGAATTTAATTTTTCTATCCAAGTAGTAGGGGCTCCAATAAATCCTTTCTTGGTTCAGGATGTTACTCTACCAGAAATATCCATTTCCCAAGCTAAGCATGGGGATACCAATTATGATGTTAAAACTGCTGGTCGAGTAGAGATCGGGGAATTAGAAATAGAAAAGATTATGAGTACCTCGGGGGCTGATAACTATTTCTTTACTTGGGCTTATTCTTGCCAGGATATCATCATTGGGGGAGGTAACGTACCTAACTTCTATAAGAGATCTATATTGGTTCAAGAGCTTGCTGAGGATGGTACTTCAGTAATCAACACTTGGGTATGCACAGGATGCTGGCCAATGAAAATCAATGGTCAAAAGCTAAGCAGAAAAGGGACAGAAAATTCCCTTGAAAAATTATCTATCTCAGTTGACCGAGTAGAGAAACTATAACAAACAAAATCAACAACAATCAGGGGACCTACAAGTCCCCTTTTTTATTGTCT